TCGGTTCTGTCATACGATTTTTGGAAAAACGCGGAGATAGGCAAACGCCAAAAGCATGCACCGTTTGGTAACATGATGTTAAAAAGGATCGCACGTCCTGAAATCGAAGTAAGCCCAAAGATGACACAATCTTCACTATCTTTAGAATATTTTTTATCCATGTCATAAAGATATTCCTTTCTTACTTTACAATATATAGGAGGTACATTTGCGTTGAGATAAGCCATTTAACATTTCCATCTACGTCTCGCTTGTCTCAGTCTTGAATTAGGGTCTTTTGCAGCTTTAGGAAACATTTTCATTTGTCCTGCACTTCTTGCACAAAATGATTTACGCCTTTTTGCAGATTTAGATCCTGGTTTGACTTTGCCAGTAACAGCTGTTCTTAATTTAGATCCTGGATTGTCTCTTCGATATCTTGCAACCCCTGCTGCAGTCATACCTGCACCAGATTCAGTTTTTCTAAAATATTTTTTGGTTTTAGGGGGTTGAATGTCACCCCCTCTTCTAAAACCTGGTATGCTTCTATTAGCACCGTTCATTTATTAACCGTTTTGTCCAGTTAAATTAGGTCCTGAATATTTATCAGTTAATAAGGTAAGAGCTGTTGTTTTTGTTGCAGTTGATAAATAAACACCGTTAGGAAATAAAATTCCATCTTCAGGAAGTGAAAAGTTAACTACATCACCACTTGGTACATCAACCGTTAACAAATTAACTCCACCTGATGAAGAATTAGTGTTTAAAGATATTTGACCTGCACCAGCAGTTCCATCGTGAGCAACAATAATACCTCTTAATCTAATAGGAGCAGATATGACAACTGTTGAGGTTGCTGTTCCAGCAACTCTTGTCGCTTGTATGTCATTTTTAAAACTCATAATTTTCTCCTAGTTTGTGGCTCCCGAAGGAGCCACTAATTAATTATTAGTTAGATATACTACCATCATCTTTCACATAATAGTGAATGATACCAGTAATTGTTCCGCCTGTTGCTGCAGAAGCACCTTGTCCACCAACAATTTTAATTCTTTCAGTTGCTGGAAGATCAACATCTCCAAGTGCTGCACCTGCAGTAGAGTCTCCACCCCACACAGTTACAACTGCACCTGCATCTGCATCAGCTTCATTTAATAAACCATCTACGTCTACAAAGTTTGTACCACCATCATAATCAGTGTAACCCATATCAATAGTTGGGGTTGTACCACCTGTTGCATCACCATTGAAAGTAATTCCAGTAATAACTGCATTTTGTGGAAGCACAACTTTTCTTGTATCAGTTGATGATACTTGTACATCAGTTCCTTGAGCTGCTGTAGGATCAAAATAAAATTGAGCCTGTAAGCAAACTGAACCTGCATAAGTATCTCTTTTGTTATCTCCTCCGTTAGATCTAACGTTAGAAATAAATGTAGTATTTGCCATAATATTCTCCTTTGTATAGCGTTTGTTATGTAGTCTCTATACCGTCTGCCTAGCCAGTCTACATAATAATTTATTCTAGGTCTTTACATTATACATAAAAAAAGGGGCGATGTAAAACACCGCCCCTAATTAGTAATACTGTTAATTAGTATTAGCTAGTTGGTAAATTTCCGTTACCAAATACACATCTTGGATCAGAAAATCCAAAAGAGTATCTTTCTCTAGCTTTAAATCTAACGTTACCAGTATCGAAGTCACCTTCCATTGCTGTTTTGATTGGTGATCTAACGAACATTTTGAATCCGTTAGGTACATCAGTCAATAAGAAATAAGAATCAGTGTCAGTTAGGAAGTTGTTTACAACATACCCTTCTGGAACCATTCCCATGCTTCTTACAGCATTTATGTCATTATCTGCAGTGCCGACTCTCATAGGAGACTTCATCAATCTCTCAGCAGTAAATTGTAATTCTTTTGGAATTATCATTTTTCTACCTTGAGATGCGATTTTTAAGCCTCTTTCGTCTACAAAACCAGCAATGTCAATTAATGACTGCTCAAGTGAAGTTTCGTTAAGGTCTGCAGCAGTCGCAAGAACGTTTGAGAAAGTACCACCTGTTGCTAGTGGGTGACTAGCGTTAATTAATGAAACGCCATCTCCACCAGTTACAGTAGCAACTTGTGCATTGTTCAATACGTTTGCAGCTTTAACTTGCTTCGTATTTGCCATAGATCTTGCAAGAGCTCTTGTGTATCTTGCAGCTAATCTATCATATAGGTTGTCTTCGATTGCTTCCTCAGTGATCGAGAATGCAAGCGCAATTGTTTCGTGTGAGTATCTTGCTGTGAAAGTTTCACCTGCTTGATCAAACACTACTCCAGCACCTTCTTGTTTAACCGGTGCAGAAGCAAATCCGCTTAACATTACTTCCTCTTCGAAAGCTCTGTCAGATGTTTCAGTAGCATAAATTTCAGCATGCTGATTTTCATATCTACTGTACTCCAGGCCGAATAAAGCATTCAAACCTGGCTCTAGTTCTTTAACTAGTTGTGATCGTGATATCGCCATAGTTTTTCTCCTTTATTACGCTATACCTGTACCACTTCTGTAGAAGTGATTGTTGATTCTAACAAGAATATTAGCATTTGAAGTAGCTGTATCCGAGTTATCTGGATCTTGCGAAATGTCAATCGCCTGAATGACGAAAGTAGTCGCTGTTCCAGACACTGAAACATCTAATTGTGCTTTTGATATTCCTGTCTGTGTAACACCAGTAGTGTTAGTAACAGAGTAGTTTTTGTAAAGATCTGCTCTAGTAAAAGCCGCATCAGCATCAACTAAAAATACAGCATCCGGATCGTCAACGACGAAAGCAGTAATATCGCTCGCTGCGATCGAACCTGGATAATAGTTTTTGTAAGTTGGCTTTTGAGTAGTTGGATCTGTGTAAAAACATCCGTTAAAAACGCCCACAACAGCATCTGAAGTGTTAGCACCATGTTTCTGAATATTACCAGTTCCTAGTGGTTCCACTAGATCACCTTGGTAAATTGCAGTTCCATAGCCGCTAGCAATTGTGTATCTGTTTTGAGCACCTACTAATGGTGTACCGTCAAGTTTTCTGTAAGGTCTTAAACCAAACTTTTCACTTACGTTAGCCATAGTTGTTTTCTCCTTATATGTTTATTAATCCAAGCTACATAAGTAGGTATCGCAAAAAAATTATTTTTTACGAGAACCGCCAAAGGTAACTCTAGACTGTCTATCAATATTGATAGGCATGTCCGGGTGTTGTTCCTTCATAAGATCTCTGTCAATCGCGTCTGTTCTGTCTTGAGTAATTTTTCTAAAATACTCAGCACGTGACTTCAATATCTCCAAAGGTATCCTTGCCAACACAAGGCCACCAATTCCGATTAAACCAGCATGTTTACCTTCATGAATAACGGGATAATCGTTTTGACCGATTTCACTTAATATCGTTTCGGCTTTTACGAATTCCCAACCCTCTCTAAGTTTCTTAGATACATTACCTGGATCTTCGAAACCTGCAGTTGAGGTTCTTATCCATCTGTGCGCATAACCTTGCGGTGCAGCTGGCGCATCCAAACTGGATGGTGGAGTCCAATCTTTTTTACGAGTTTCTTTCTGTCTCGTAACAGACTCGCGTGAAGTTTTATATTTTTCCATGTTATACTCCTTCCTTCACGTATTTTGCGTATTCCTCTAGTGGCACTCCTAATTTCTTAGCAATAACTACCTGTGATTTAGTGAGTTTCACAGACTTGCGTCCACCTGATCTTCTACTAACAGAAGCTACGTTTTGGACGGGTGTAGCTTTAGTTTCTTCTTCAGTCGAAGATTGAGCAAACTTTTGAGGGAAATACTCCTTCATACGTTTGTTAATTTGATTATAATACTCATCAGAATCTGATGCAATACCCTGCTGTAATAAGTCTTCGTGTATACTCATAGCAGCACCCGTTAAAACTCTATCACTTCCAAACCATTCATTGTCTTCAGCCCATCTTTGAGCTTTGGCACTTATTGGAGGTTGTTCAATAGTTTCCTCTTGCTTAGGTTCTGATTCTTTTTGTTTTTTCTGTGTCTCTTTATCAGTTAAAGACATAGAAACTTTTTCTTTCTCAACAGCTAATTTAGTCAAGGCATCGTTTGCCTCCATAATCTTCTCAGCATCTTGAGATTCGATTGCTTCCTTTAATGCATTTTTAACTTTATCTCTTTGTGCATCAATTCGAGCATCATACTCTTTCAAGTAATTTGTATCACTTTCTTCAAACTTAGATTGAACAGTTTCATATTTGTCTTTTAGACCTTTTGCATAATCAACTGCTGCTTTTTCTCTACGTTCAGCTTCTCTTACTTGAAAAGTAAGTTTTTTTATCCTTTTTTGAACTTTGTCAGAATAGTCTTGTAATTCACCCTCATCTTTAGATTCGGTTTTTTCTTCTAACTTAGTTTTTCTCTCGTTCTCATACGATACATCAGTTCCATGATCTTTTTCTTTATCATAAGTTCTTTTATCGCTATGATCAGTATATCCTAAATCAACTTCTTCCTTTGGAAGTTCCGTTGGTTCAGGTTCTTTTGGTGTATCAGTTAATTCAACTGATTCTTCATTAACACCATCAGTGTCTAACTCCACCTGGGGAGTTTTATTTTCTTCAACCATGTGTCCTCCTTAATAATGGTGCAAAATATCACGTGGATTTTTAATAGTGCTGATGATTTCATCATCATTTAACACTCTTACTTCTCCACCTTCAATCTTGAATCTTGAACCTGCATACCTACTGAAAATTACCCAATCATTAAGTCTGCACCATGGCCCAAGAGGAAATTTTTCTTTGTCTCTATAACAAAGATTTCCCATTTTAAGGACAAGACCACACACTGTAGTCATCTGTATGGTTTCTTGTGTTGAATCAGCTAAAAGAATACCACCTTTAGTTTTCTTAGGTCCAGCATAAGGTAGAATTAACATTCTATACCCTGTTGGTGTTGGTAGTCTTTCTAATAGTGAATCGTTGATCGCTTTTGGATCTAGAACTGTAGAAATTTCTTCCTCTGGTTTGTACGAGTCTTCTAATTTCTCAGTCCGTTTCGGTTTCTCCGTGGACGTTTGCATCATTTAACTCCTGTTTATTCAGCAGGTCTTTTAGTTCCTGTTGCAAATCCTCTAAGGATTTGATTTGACCCCTAACATATTGTAACTTCTCTATGGTGTCAACACTATATATAGCGGCTGTTTTCAGAGTTTCAAGTTGCTTTTTAATTAATGATTGAAATTTAGATATAGTAAATGGATCCATTATGTTAACCTAATAGAGTTATAATGTGCAGCTTCTAATTGTTGTAAAGTATTTTTTGAGTGTTCATACGGATTGTCTGCTCTGTACCAATGAAAAATATAAATGCCATTTGCAACTCTAAATTCATAACCAGCTTCAATAATTTTAGCTTGAGTTAAGTTATCCACACCTAACTGTTTTCCAGTCATAGCACAACCCCCAAGTTTTTTCATTACACCCACATTTACAGCAAAAAACACACCTGACATATGATTTTTATTTTTTATAATTTTTGATTCATTTTTATATTTATTTGCTAAAAATTTTCCTAAATTTCTATGATAACTATAATCAAAATTATATGGATCTATACCAACCACCATTTGTTCAAGAGTATTCATTCTATTTATTCTTGCACATATACCTTTGCAATTAGGATTATTTTTAATAATTTCTTGAAGTTGTAAATACCAATCATCAGTAGTAAAAATTGCATCATGGTCTAAGAAAGCAACCCAATCTTCGTCTGAATGCTCATTTAAACAAGCATTATATGCTTTTCCCAAATCTTTTTGGCCAGTATGATCCCAAGCAACATGCGTCCAAATTTTAGGCATTTTTTTTATACTTTTTAGCAAGCAATTTAAAGACTTCTTGAATACGATTAACTTCTTTATCGCTCATACCTTGATGGGCACCAACTAACATACCATTTTTCATTACATGATCCGCTTCTGGAAATTCTTTATCACCTTTCCATTTCATATTTTTCATAACAGGTTGTCTAGTAATGTTACCAGTAAATATAGTCCTTACTTGTACATTATTTTTTTCAAAATGTATTTGCATTTGTTTCCTAGTAAATGGAGCTTTATCATCTAATACTAACGGATAAGCTAACCATGGAGTTATCGCATTAGGTTGTCCTATATTATCTAGCCATCTTAATTGTCTAAAAGAATAAAAGAAATTATGTAATTTATCAAAATTTCTTTCTCTTATTTTTTTATATTTTGAAAGTTTTTTTAATTGTTCCAAACCGAATGCTGCAGATATTTCTGATGGTAAAAAGTTATAACCAATATCAGTAAATATAAATTTAGAATCATAATCAATACCATCAACTTTTGTATTAAATCTTTTCTCTATCGCTTCAGATTCATTAAATACAGCTGAGGATCGTCCCCAACCTCTTAAAAGTTTTAACTTATCTACTAATTTTTTATTATTAGTACACACCATACCTCCTTGTCCTCCAGCAGTTATAATGTGGGATGCATAAAAACTAGTTGTAACTAAATCGTTATATTTACCTGTTGTACCATCTTTACTATCGCAGTATTTGTATCCAATTGTATCCGCACAATCTTCAATGACTTTTAATCCATGAATGTCTGCAATTTTTTTAATATCTTTCCAATCACAAACATTACCTAATAAGTTTGGTACCATAATTGCAACTGTTTTTTCATTTATTGCTTGTGCAATATGTTGTGCGTTAGTTATAAAGTTACAATGTTCAACATCTACAAAATGAGGAATAAGTCCACACTGATATATGGGTGCGACTGTTGTTGCAAAAGTTAAAGCAGGTGTAATAACTTCACCTCCCTTTGGTAAATCTAATGCTGCTAATGCAATTAAGTTAGCTGAAGATCCAGAATTAACCATCACTCCATGTTTTTTACCAAAAATATTTGCAACTTTATTTTCAAACTCTTTAACTAATGGGCCATCCATTAATGTTAAATGATTTTTTAAAACTTTATTAACTGCTTTGATTTCTTTATGATCATAAACTGCGTTCGCATAATATACTTTATCAGGCATGTAGTTGTTATACTTATTTATGATCTTTTTGCAAACGTTTTTACATTAGTGGGTTTTCCACCTACACCTTGTGCTCTACTTCTCTTTCTTACAACAGCAGAACGCCTTTGCGATTCTGTCATTCGGGCGGCTTTTGCAGCAGGCACGCATTTGGGGTATTTTCTTTTTGATCCACTTGCAGATTTTCTTCCACATTCTCTAAAACCTCCACCTTTTTTCTTTGAACCTATATCTACCCATTTTTCTTTGAACCATTTTGTAAGTCCACCTTTTTTAAATTTTTTTTTAAAATATACTCCTACTCTGTCTTTATTTAAACTTACACCAAATTCTTTTTCGGGTTCAAGAATTTGTCCATCTTGCTTATGTTTAACTCTTTTAAATTCTAAAGTTGGTTTAATTTTAGTTTTTTCTTTAAAAGTTTTTTCTGTTATGTAACCATCTTTAGAACCTTTAATATCTGGAAAAAATTCTATACCATAGTAATTTTTATTGAGACCCATTACATTACACCTTGAAAATTTGTTCCTCGAATTGCAGCACCAGCACCTCTAGCTTTTTGGGGTTTACCAAAAGGAGTATGATACTCATGTCTCATTTTAAATTCTTTGTTTGTCTCACTTGGTTGTTTAACTGCTCTACCAGTATATGCTTTTAACATTCCAGATTTCTCTAAACG